CAAACGTCCAGAGGTTGCAAAGTATCTCAAACCTCTGTTTGAGGCTCAACCGTATATTGGTAAGGTTGTTCAAGCAGACAATCCACCAGCTGGTGTAACTATAGACTTCTCTGACTACCAGAGTTTTTATAGACTTATGCTAAGGTGTGATTTAATATCACTCAATTGCATGGTGGCTGGTGTAAGAACGCATCAGTTTCCATTAAAAGTTTCAAGTGTCAGTCTAAGTTCAACTCATGTCAAGTATATGAACACAACTATTGATCTTGATGAACATCGTGATCTACAGATGTGGCGTCCTAACCAGAGGTGGTTAACAAATATCGAGCCTGTTCATAAGTCAGACATTATCATCAATCTAACAGAGAGATATCATGATTGGAATAACGAGAAGCATAATCCTTCTTTCCATTTCGATTATACTCTTCTCAAGGACTATGATTGTGGTTTCATAGGGTGGGACAACGAGTATGGCTTATTTTGTGATCGCTATGGTTTTAAACCTAAACGTATACTTGTGAATGATGGTCTAGAGACAGCTCAGTATATTGCAGGGTCTAAGTTGTTTGTTGGTGCAACAAGTTCTGCAAAGGCGATTGCAGAAGGGTTAAAGCATCCTACTCTTATGGAAATCTCTAAAGATTGGCCTGATGTTTTACCCAAAGGTTCGCACGGCCATTACCACATTAATAGAGAACTGATAGAGTATTATCTTAATAACGATACACCAGTTTCCAAATATCCTGAGTGTGAAATAAAAGAAGATAAAGAGGGACTAGAGGAGTTTTTCTCATGAAGTATATAAGTGCTACAATTGACCACGGCGAAAAGAATACTTTTAGTAAGTGGAACGGTAAATTCTATACAGAGGATGACCTTGATGATATTATTTCTGTAACAGAGAATACTGCTATCATGCGTCCAGATTCTACTCTTTATGGCGAGGGCATCCCAATCGCATATGTAGTGACAAATGCATTTGCAAATGATAATATGAGGAATGCCCTGTATAGAGTTGAAGAGAGTTCAGTCATGAGAGCAAACTGCTCAGGCCCTATTGACCCAGTAGAGATGGCTGCAAAGGGATTGATTGAAGGTGAACACTATAAATTGCGTTCACCAAATTCCTACCATACTCGCACTAAAAGCGGTGGTTGGGGAATGATCGCATATGCAAATGAAATCAATTCTGTCATGATTGGTGCAAAAAGAGGTAGGTTCACAGGAAAGATCAATATCTCTAATCCTGATTTATGGGAAGCACTGCAACCATTATGCGCTGATGTAGAGATTGCATTTGAGAAGGCTGCACCTGATATATACACTAGACAACGTAAGTTCGCAGAAGAAGCAATCGCACCAGAGCATCGCCACGGGATGGTTACTACTCTAAGTGCAAATAGGTATAGTGCATTGCAGAGTAAAGCAATGGCAGTACATTCTGATGGTAAGGATGTAGAATACACTACAATGAGCTGCCATCGGCAAGGCGACTATGAAGGTGCATATCTCTCATTTCCAAGATGGGGAATAGGAATAGATTTACCCGATAATAGTGTCTGCATCGCTGATTCCAAATCCCTGCATTGCGTTACGGATATTAGAGGCCCCGGACAAAGATTCACAACGGTATGTTATACTGACCTATCAACAGCTACTATTGGTTCTATGGGAAAGTCAGAAAGAATGATTGGCAGATTCGCAAAGAAAGAATCTGGCAATCTTGAAGATTTTTTAGGAGAACCAGATATTGACAACAATTGAGCATACAGCACTTACGAATCTTATTCACAATGAGACATTCGCTCGTAAAGTGCTTCCCTTTCTGAAAGGTGACTACTTCTCTGATAGGACTGATCGTATCGTATTTGAAGAAATACAAAAGTTTGTAGAGAAATATAATGCTCTTCCTAATCACACTTCAATTGAAGTTGAGATGAGTAGCCGCAAGGATTTAAATGAAGAAGACTACAAGAGAGTGCTATCTGTAATACAGAGCCTCCAAAAAGAAGATGACGTTAATTTTGAGTGGTTAGTAGAAACCACAGAACAATTTTGTAAGGATAAGGCGGTATATAATGCAATTGTTGCAGGGATTAAAATTATTGAGGGGAAGGATAATGAACGTGGGGTGGATTCTCTTCCTAGCATTCTTACAGATGCCCTTGCTGTTGGTTTCGATAACCGTGTTGGTCACGATTATTTGGTTGATGCAGATAGTCGATTTGAGTTTTATCACAAGATAGAAGAAAAGATTCCATTTGATTTGGATTTCTTTAATCGTATTACCAAGGGGGGATTACCAACAAAGACGTTGAACATTGCCCTTGCGGGTACTGGTGTAGGTAAATCTCTGTTCATGTGTCATATGGCAGCAAACTGCCTAAGTCAGAACAGAAGTGTCCTATACATCACTTTAGAGATGGCTGAGGAACGTATAGCTGAACGCATTGATGCAAACCTCATGAATATCACTATAGATGATTTGCATGATTTGCCCAAGACAATGTATGATACAAAGATGGATAAAATCATCAAGAACACCAAGGGAAATCTGGTTATCAAAGAATACCCTACTGCATCAGCGCACAGTAATCACTTTAGAGGACTGATCAAGGAGCTGGCTATCAAGAAGTCATTCAAACCAGATATCATCTTCATTGACTATCTGAACATATGTGCATCATCAAGATTTAAGGCGAATGGAAATGTTAACTCGTACATGTATATTAAAGCGATTGCTGAGGAACTTAGGGGACTCGCAGTTGAGACAAATGTCCCTATTATGTCAGCGACACAAACGACTCGCTCTGGGTTCTCCAACTCTGATATTGGTCTGGAAGATACATCTGAATCTTTCGGTCTACCGGCTACAGCTGACCTCATGTTTGCGCTCATATCTAATGAGGAACTTGATGCAGTAAATCAAATTGCAGTCAAGCAACTCAAGAACAGATACAATGACCCTACCATCAATAAGAGATTTGTGCTGGGCATTGATCGTGCAAAGATGAAACTATTTGATGTAAGCGATGCAGAGCAGAAGGGTCTAGCGGATAGTAATCAAAAAGAGGATGCATCATTTAGTGACCCTGTATTTGATAAGACTGAATTTGGAGATGGGTGGAAAGTATAAATATAGTCATGAAATCATTTATAGAACTTTCAGAAGACAAGGGCGGAAAGAACCTTCACCTAGAACACTTAGAAGATGAGATTCTTAACTATGGTGTTGATGGGGGAAGAGCCGCACTAAACTTCCTTCGATCCCTAAGAGATATGCTTGCTGGTGCAAGCCGTTCATCTGTTAACATGACTGTAAAATGGGATGGAGCTCCCGCAATATTCGCTGGAATAGACCCCGATGACGGAAAGTTTTTCGTTGCAAAGAAATCCGTATTCAACGTCAATCCTAAATTATACAAGACATCACAGGAGATAGATGATGACCTATCAGGCACCCTCAATTCCAAATTCAAGGTTGCTCTTAAAGAGTTTTCCAAGTTGGGCATCAAGGGAGTTCTTCAAGGTGATCTCATGTTTACGGATGATGTGGAAAAGACAGCAATTGATGGAGTCTCTTATTTCACCTTTCAGCCTAATACCATTGTATATGCTGTTCCTGTGGATAGCAAGTTTGGCTCTATAATAAAAACTGCGAAGATTGGTATCGTTTGGCATACAACGTACTCTGGTGCGTCTCTACAGGACATGCAGGCATCGTTTGGTGCAAATATTTCTGGACTCACTAAATCATCCAGTGTGTGGATGGATGATGCAACGTATAAGGATGTATCAGGTAAAGCAGTATTCACGAAAAAAGAAACAACCAAAGTTACGGAAATATTATCCAAGACAGGCACCACATTCCAAAAGATCAATGCAAACAAGCTACGCCAGTTCCTGGCTATGCAGAACACTCTATCGGGTGCAATCATGAGTGCTTCCCTCAAAACCTATAATAACTCAAAGGTAAGAGCTGGAGAAGTTATCACGAATCCTGCTGCACATGCAAAAGGATATGTGGCGTGGGTAGAAACATCAATACAAAAACAGGTAGATAAATCGAAGAGTGCAAAGGGTAAGGAAAAGTATCTTAAAATCCAGAAGGAACTTACCCGTGAGGCAAAAAATCATACTCAGAATCTTATTCAAATCATC